TAATGTTAAGTATAAGAGATTGGCTGCCTATCGTTCAGACTCTGTACAAGGCATTCAGGTAAAAGGTTCTACCTTACAGAACTATGATCCGGATATGAGTGAGTGTCGTTCTATTCGTCGTCCGGAAGCGTTCCTTAAAGTATTACTAGATGCCAGTAAGGTGAAGTTGCGTAAACTTCTATCCGATCTCACAACCAAGGGGTACGATGTAACCGGTCGTATCAACGATGAATGTATTATTGTGAGAGTTATTAAATGATTGTTATAGACTATTCTCAGACTATTATCTCAAATTTAATGGCTGAGATTGGTAATAGAACCGATGTTGAACTTGACGTAAATTTACTTCGTCATATGGTAGTTAATACTATTAGAAGTCATAAAGTTAAGTTCGGTCGGGAATATGGTGATATTGTTATTGCTTGCGATAGTCGTAAATACTGGCGTAAAGAATACTTTCCCTACTATAAAGCCAACCGTAAAAAGTCTAGAGAAGATTCTGGCTTTAACTGGCCTCTTATCTTTGATTCTATTAACTTAATTAAAGAGGAATTAAAAACCTTCTTTCCTTATAAGGTTATTGAGATCGAAGGTGCTGAGGCTGATGATGTAATCGCCTCTTTAGTATACTGGTCTACATGGAATGATTTAAGAGAAGGTGTAGTGTTTAGTGAAGACGCTGCTAAATCTCTTCTTATTATCTCTGGTGACCATGACTTTAATCAATTACAAAAGTATAAGCATGTAAAGCAGTTCTCTCCCACTCTTAAAAAGTTTATTAAACCTGAAGGTAGTATCCATGAAGTGTTAATGGAGCATATCGTTAAGGGTGATAAAGGTGATGGGGTACCTAATATCTTGACAGCAGATGATGCTATTGTAAGCGGTGAAAGACAGAAGTCTATTACATCTAAACGTCTTCAAGAGTTCTTTACCGATGGCTTTATTGCATGTAAGACGGAGGAAGAGAGACGTAACTTTCACCGTAATAAGGTATTAGTAGATCTGTCTATGATTCCTCTTCACATTCAAGAAGAGGTTATAAATACATTTACGACATATCCCGTTAAGGATAGAGGCCTGTTGCTTGACTATTTTATGACTAATAGAATGAAACAGATGATTGAACATATCCAGGAGTTTTAATGCACCTACTAGTATCCGAAATTTTAGATAAATTTGAAGTAGCTAAGACACGAGAAGAAAAGATCGCTATCTTAAAGAATAACGTAACTGATCCGTTGTTAGTTTTACTTCGCCTTAACTACGATCACATGCTTAAGATGGATCTACCTGAGGGAGAACCTCCATTTAGGAAAGATACCGATAAGCCGATTGGATATAATGAATCCTCTCTTCAGTTAGAATTAAGACGCTTCTATGTTTGGTTAGACCCCAGGACTACTTTACCAAAACTTAAAAAAGAATCTTTGTTTGTAAATATGCTTGAAGGTATTCATTGGACTGAGGCAGAGGCTTTATGTCTGGCTAAAGACCGTAAGTTACATACAAAGTACAAGTCTTTAAAAGAAGATATTGTAAGAGAAGCGTTTCCTCAAGCTCTAACACCGAAACCGGTAAAGGTTAAGGAACAAAAAGTCCCTTTAGTATGAAATCTCTTTGGGTGTCGTTTCTTAAACGTTTCGAAAAACCTAAACCAAGTCCATGGTCAGTAAGTGATGACTTACCTGAACCAGAGAGATTTTATGATATAAGACAGGTAAGGTTACGTCAGCCCCGTAAAGGTTGACTTATTCTCTAGTTATATTATAATATATTATGATCTATTCTAATACTAAATCTAAAGTTAAACCTAAGACTATGCCTAAAGCCGAGCGCGAGGCGTATGCTAAGTGGTGTGCGAAATATGATATTAAACCTGAAGGTAAAGTTAAAAAGAAACCTATTCCTAATATGATAAAATTACCTGGTACTGTTTATACTCCTTATATTCGCGAGACTATTCGCTATCCTAGTTTAGATACCGGGCATAAGGGTGCTGTTAATACCGGTAAGACTGTTATGCGCTATACGGGCGATAAGATGCTCGGTGTTGCTACGATGCATAAGTCTAACCTTGTACCTATCTTTAGTGATGATAACGCGGTCGAAGTATCGCAGATGAGAAGATAAAATGAGTACATTAGTATATAATGCAATCCGTACCCCTGATGGTACAGTTCTAGAATCCAGGCATAGACATGACTATGTTACCTACCAAGATAAGAATGGTAAAGAGTATATGGTGGATGGAGGCCTAGAGTATACCAGGCGCAATGTCCATACTGATGCTCCTTACGAAGAGTTAAGCGTCTATACTACAGACGGTCATGATAGTGTTCGTGAGGTAATTAAGTGGGGTACGTATGGTAAAGATGGTAATCAACCTCTTACTCATATCTTACTTAAGGACATGAGTACAGAACATATTGAGGCATGTCTTGAGAATGTACCGTCAATGCACCCAGCATACAAAGAATCATTTAAAGAAGAATTGAAACTAAGGAGTTTATAATGAGTTTGCCTTCTGATCCCGCCGCTCGTAAAGCTATTAAGAAATGTATGGATGAGTTATCTGCATCTATGGCACGTATTGATGGTGAACGTGATTTTATTAAAGAAGCTATTGTTAATATTTGTGAAGAGTATGAAATGAGTAAAAAAACGTTTCGTAAGCTTGCCAAGGTTTATCATAAGCAAAACTTCTCTAAGGAGGTCGCCGAGCATGAGGAATTTGAAACTATGTATGAGCAGCTGACTGGGGAAACCAGTCTAGGTGATATTAACTAAAATGCATACAGTTTATAATCTAGAGATGCAAGTACGGGATAAAATGAACCGCCTTAAAAAGACCTCTCATGTTGGGGTATATGATTCTATTGAAGATATTGAAGTAGCAAAGGGTAAAATGCTTGAGATAAATCCTGAGAATACTTTTGACGTACATTCTATTGATCATCTCTTTGAATCGCCGCCTGAATTTGTATAAATAAAAATATGCCAACATATACATTTCGTAATAAAGATAATAAAGAGATTTTTGATAAGATTATGTCATGGGATTCCCGTGAAGAATACTTAAAAGAGAATCCTAATCTAGAGGTCATCATGGGCGCCCCTGCCATGGGTGATTCTGTTAGATTAGGTATTAGAAAACCTGATCAAGGCTTTAATGAAGTTTTGTCTAAGATTCATGCCGCAAATTATAAAAGTAACTTGGCGGATAAATTATCCAGAAACTGATTCTGGGTATCTTTGTTATAACTTAACGTAAAGGATTACAGGTAATACTGTAGTCCTTTTTTTATTTTTAAAGGGGAAACATGTCTACTAAAAGAGCTGCGAAACTTCCTATTGTTCATGACACCGAGGAAAGACACATAAGTTCAAGGGCCCAGACCAACAATGCACTTAGATTAAAAATTGACCATCTTAAAACATTTGCACCGTTAACAGATAATCAAAAAATATTTTACGATGCATATAAAAGAGGAGATTATTTCATGGCACTCCACGGGGTTGCCGGTACAGGTAAAACGTTTATTGCAGTATATAAAGCATTAGAAGAAGTATTAGACAAGACAAATCCTTTTAACAAAATTATTATTGTTCGTTCAGCAGTACAGTCCAGAGAGATGGGTCACCTACCTGGTGATATTGATGAAAAGCTAGACATATATCAACAACCGTATCGACAGATTTGTCATACGTTGTTCGATAGGAAAGATGCTTATGATAGGTTAGCCGAGCAAGGACATATTGAGTTTATTTCAACTTCTTTTATTCGTGGTATGTCATTTGACGACGCAATTATTATCGTCGATGAAATGCAAAATATGACGTTTGAAGAAATTGATACTGTCATGACACGGGTTGGTTACCGCTCTAAAATTATTTGGTGCGGAGACTATAGACAAACAGACCTAAATAAAAAGAAGAACGACGTTAGTGGTATATTGAAGTTTTTTGATATTGCGTACCACATGGGTGCGTTTACTAAAATAGAATTCGAAGCCGACGATATTGTAAGAAGTTCTTTAGTTAAAGACTATATATTGGCTAAGATTAGATACGAAGATTTGGAGACATAAATGAATTTTGATTTCGAGTTTAACGAGAATCATGTAAGACAGCTGGTACCAAGAGCATTAGGGGGTCCTGATGATTGGTACGAGAGTATGTGTGAGGCTTTACCTCAATACAATATCACCACAATACCAAGGGTGGCAGCTTTTATTGCACAATGCTCTCATGAGTCTGGTGGCTTCTCTACGTTAGAGGAAAACCTTAATTATAAGGCAGCAACATTAACCAGGATATGGCCCCAGCGCTACCCAACCGGTGTGGCAGAACAATATGCAGGTAAGCCGGAGCTTATTGCAAATAAATCATACGGTGGTAGGATGGGTAACGGACCTGAGTCATCTGGTGAGGGCTGGAAGTATCGCGGCCGTGGACTTCTTCAATTGACAGGTAAAGATAATTATCGCAATTGCTCTAAGTTTATGTTTCAGGATAATACATTGTTAGAGAATCCTGATATTCTTTTAGATGCGTACTATGCTATTCACTCCGCCTGCTGGTTCTGGCACAAAAACAGTCTTAACCAGTACGCCGATTCAGGTGACTTTGTTACTATGACTAAAAAGATTAATGGTGGTACCATTGGACTAGAAGACCGTAAGAAACATTTCGCCCACGCAGTTGAAGTATTATCAGGAAACCATTAAAATAACTTATGTTTAATCATGTACAACTTGACCGTGAAGTCCCCAAACTACAACAACTGAATGAGAACGGTACCCGTTATTATGTAACCCCGGAGGGGAATAAGTACCCCTCCATTACTACTGTCTTAGCTGCTTACAATATTGGATATATTATGGAGTGGCGTAAACGTGTAGGTGAAGAAGAAGCTAATAGAATATCTAGAACGGCATCCGGTCGTGGTACTAGAATACATACTTTATGCGAACAGTATATTGACAATGAGGTACCGGCATTTAAGAGTCCTTTAGACCAGGAATTATTTAATAAATTTAAACCTACCCTGCATCGAATCAATAACGTGTATGCTCAAGAGTTACGTATGTACTCTGATCATTTGCGTATTGCAGGTACGGTAGATTGCGTAGCGGAATTTGATGGTGTATTATCTGTTATCGATTTTAAGACGTCGAAGCGTCTCAAAAATAAAGAAGATATTGAAAATTATTTTATGCAATGTTCTGCCTATGCTATTATGTTTGAAGAACAGTTTAACATTCCGGTTGCTCAAACGGTAGTAGCAATTGCAGTAGATGACGAAGAGCCCCAAGTATTTGTTGAACGTAGAAATACCCATGTAAAGCGCTTAATGTACTTTCGGGACCTCTACGAAAGAAAGAGTGGATTAGTAGTGGCATCTGCAGTATAATCCATAGGTGGGCTTTTGAGATAAGGGTATAAATAATGTATAAAGTTAATTTTAAATCAGGTTCTTCTGCAACGTTCTATAAGTTATTTAAGACATTAAACGATGCAGAGCGTTATAAAGAGGTTATTGGAGATAGATTCGTCAGTCTCCAGTTTATATGATCGTACGAAGTTAATCGAAAGTAGTTCTGGACAGGGGTGCAAATCCCCTCAGGTCCACCAGAAGTATAATAGCAAGCAATTAGATCCCAGAGATGGATAATGTTCTAAGCGAGCAGTTAGTATACTTCTGATGGGCCTGTTCTAGAATCGACAGGGCGATAAGTACAAAGATGGACGATCCGACAGAGTTGTCGTTAACACTAAACAAAAATATCTGCAAACGAAAGTTCATACAGATTAGCAGCCTAAACACTGCTTAGGGTTTCGGTAGGTTTCCTCGTAACAGAATAACCTATCATTTTTTAACACTCATACACACAAAGGAGATTATTATGAGTAACATGACACCTTTCGAGATTCGTCTCGAACTTCTCAAAATGGCCAAAGATATGCTTGGTGACGATTACTACGGTAAGCGCGAAGTAATATCTAACGACTGGGCCACAAAGGTAGAGACGGCTAAACACGCCGGCCAAACACCTCCCGAGCATCCAGGCTATCCAGCCTATCCCTCAGAATCAGAAATCATTGCAAAGGCTCATGTCTTGAATGGTTTTGTTTCAAACATCCCTCAAGATAACATTAAGACTGTTAGTAAGAAGTAATCTGATGGTAGGGGCTCTTGTTAACTCAGGAGCCTCCTTATTAAGGAAAACCAATGGTAAGAACTTTTAATCTATTTTTGAAAATAGGTCTGGTGATATTGATGGTAGCTCTGGTTACTAAATTTACTGCTAGTAGAATTAATTATTATAAAACAAACCAATACAACAGTACTCCAATCACGATGGAGGAAAGAGAAAAGCAGTTAACCTGTTTAGCAAAGAATATCTATCATGAGGCGGCTACAGAACCCTTTGAAGGAAAGGTAGCTGTTGCACAGGTTACTATTAATCGTGCTGAGTCGGGTAGGTTTCCATCTGACATTTGTAACGTAGTATATCAGAAAAATGTTATCTACGGTAAAGTCATTTGTCAATTCTCATGGTACTGTGAAAGCGGTCCAAAGGTAAAATCTAACGCTCATTATAAAGAGTCAATGGAAGTGGCGAAAAAAGTACTTCTTGAAAACTTTAGACTACCTTCAATGAACAAGGCAATGTACTACCATGCCGACTATGTTAATCCTAAATGGAATCTTCCTAAAATTACTCAAATCGGCCATCATATATTTTACGGTGAAAAATAATGGAAAAATTTAATCAATTAAAAGATAAAGTATTCTCTTACTTCGAAGGCTTTACTAAGGCTACAGCTGATACGTTTGCCTGGATCAGTATTGTAGTATTGATTGGTGCAACCGTTCCAGGGTTTATTGCTGTAATGGCAGGTGCTACCGATAAGATGCCTCCCCTAGATGTTACCCTGATGTTGTGGGCGGGACTGTTGCTTTATTTTGTGAAATCAGCTATACTTAAGGATATGCTGATGGTAGTGACGATTGGTTTTGGATTCGCCATTCAAGCAGTATTGCTGGGACTTATTTACTTTGTATGACTGATGAAAACGAACAACTGACTGATGCTCTTGTTATAACTAAACGCTTTAGATCTCCTACTGAGTTTAGTTTGTACATTGATGAGCAGGTATCCACATTTAAGATAACCTATATGGATGCAGTCATTAATTATTGTAATGAAAAAGAAATCGATATTGATAGTATCGGTTCATTGATTAATCAGAAGCTTCGTGAGAAGATTCAAATGGAGGCTGAACAGGCCAATATGATTAAACCCCGAGGCCACTTACCTGTATGATTATGGAACCCTTTGAAGTTTATCGTTATTATTTGGCATTACGCCTACATTTTACGACAGA